CAAAAGATCAACAAAAATTATCAAAAGATCAACCAAAAGATCAACAAAAATTATCAAAAGATCAACCAAAAGATCAACCAAAAGATCAACCAAAAGATCAACAAAAATTATCAAAAGATCAACCAAAAGATCAACAAAAATTATCAAAAGATCAACCAAAAGATCCCAATACTAAATATTTTTTATTTAAATGTGGTCCAACTGGTTCAGGTAAATCAATGATTGAAACTGAAATAGATAAATATTTAAAAGAAAAAACAGAAATTACTGATAATATATTTACACATAAAGATACTGTAAATTTAAGTATTGATGATTTAATTGAAAAAAATCCATATTTTAAAGAAAAGGTAGATTTAGTTTTTAAGAAATTATTTGATAAACATAAATTAAAAATTAAGAGACAAATCAAAAAAGAAGAAGAAATAATAGGGAAAACAAGAAAAGATAAAGTAAAATCAATACAATCAATCGCAAATGAACATCTTATTAAAATTATAATTGAACATTTTGATAATCCATCAAAAGAAATAATAGATGAATTAAACGTTATATATCAAAATGCTAGAATTAATACATCGTGTGTTAAAGGTAATACATATGGTAGAATAACACGGCAAACTGCTAAAACTATTAAAGATAGTTGTGAAAATCTTAGAGATGAATTACTAAAAAAAGCATTGGATGAAAATAAAAATATAGTATTTGAAAGAACAGGTAAAGATTTTCCAACAAAGTTATTCAAGAAATTTCCTAAAATTGCTGAATATAATATAATATTTAGTTGGTCTGTTGTAAATATCTGTGAATTATTACATAGAAATAAAGACCGTGTTATTAAAAAACTAGAAAAATACTTTAAAATCAAAGATGATAGTCCAATTAAATATAGTAGCATTTCTGATTTTTTAAAAAGTAAAATATTACCTATACCAAGATTACCTGATACGAATGAAATAAAATATAAAAAAGCATTATTAGATATTATAAATACATTTAATATTTATTTTTATAATAAAAATAATTATAGACAAATCGTTATTGATAATAATTATGAACCATTAATTGTATATGATAATAAATATAATAATCCAACTGAAAAAGCAAATCCATTACTTAGATATAATATTGATGATAAATGTTAAATATATATATCATTTACTATTTCAATTACTTTATGATGTTCATATACATCACAACTAAATCTAAATAACTTTTCAAATTCATAACTTTCATATTTTTTTATACATCGTAAATAATTTTTATTATTATAATATGCATATTTCATATCATATGTTTTATTTGATATTAATAATGTTATTTTTTCATATAAATTATTTGGTATAATTATATCTGTATCTCTAACAGTTAATACATCAACGGAAACTAATTTTGGCATTATATAATAATATAAATAACTTCATTTTTATATTTGCAAAAAAAATGATTTACAAATAAAATAATTAAAAATGTCTGCTATACAAAAATTCAAAATTGTTAACATTATATTAAATAAATCTATTTTAGATGATAATGTTATTAATATAATTTTACAACATTATTGGAATATATTAGATTATAAAAAAAAAGTATTGTTAAATTGGATTGATACTAAAAGATTACATTGGGATGCGTTATCAATAAATCAAAATGCAATTGATTTATTAAAAGAAAATCAAAATAAAATTAATTGGGAATATTTATCTACTAATCCAAATGCAATTGATTTATTAAAAAATAATCAAGATAAAATTAATTGGTGTTTTTTACATTCTAATCCAAATGCAATTGAAATACTAAAACATAATCAAAATAAAATTGATTGGTGTATGTTATCTTCAAATATAAATGCAATAGATTTAATTAAAAAACGTATTACATATGAATATAAGTTAACATTCGAAGAATATATAAAATTAAAAAATAAAATAAATTGGAATTCCATATGTAAATATCCATATGTTAATGTTGTTCATATATTAAAAAAAAGAATACAATATGAAAAAAAATTATCGAAAAGTAATTATAATAAATTGGAATATAATCAAATTATAAATTGGAGAAATATTTCTGCAAATCCAAATGCAATTGAATTATTAAAAGAAAATCAAGATAAAATACATTGGGATATATTATCTTCAAATCCAAATGCAATTGAATTATTAAAAAATAATCAAAGATATATTAATTGGTTAAGATTATCTAAAAATTCAAATGCAATTGAATTATTAAAAAATAACAAAAATAAAATATATTGGGGAGAATTATCAGAAAATCCAAATGCTATCAATTTAATTAAAGATAGAATACAATATGAAAAAATAACAATTTCACATTCAAATAATTATATTAATTGGTTTAAATTATCTTCCAATTCAAATGCAATTCAAATATTAAAAGAAAATGAAAGCAAAATAAATTGGAGTAATATATGTACAATAACAGACTCATATGATAGTATCAATCTTTTAAAAGAAAAAACAAAATATAAATTACAAAATAACTTTATTGAAATTAATTGGTATTTATTATCAAGTAATCCTTTAATTTTTGAGGATGAATCGATGCCTATTATATAAAAAATAATATCAATTAATAATATATATATTTTATTTGTATGTCTTATTTTAATAATAATATTACATTTAAGATCTTAATTATAAAAATAAATGATTATTTATATAACATTGTTATAATGTAAATATAAGTTGTAATGGATTTATTTAAGAAATAAAATATATTATCTAAATAAATCTAATATATAAAATAATATTTTTATAATTAAGATCATTAATGAGATCTTTATTATTGGAATTATATGATGATTGGTTTTTTACTAATAAAAAATATTGGTTTACAAAGGATTTAGAATTAGATATTTATTTATGCGATAAATATTTTGATTTATTAAATTATAATGATGATAATAATAATTTTGCAAAAAATGAATTAATTGCATTAATTATAGTATATGATCAGATACCAAGACATTATTGTAGAGTTTATGGAGAAATAGATGTTAATTTTTATTCTAAAAAAGCTACATTGATATCAGAAAAAGTATTAGAGAAATATGATGATTTAACAATAAATGAATTATGTTTTATTTATTTACCATTTAGACATATTAATGATGTTATATCTATTTATAAAATTATAAGATTATTTATTAATTTATATAATAATACAAATAACTTAGATAAAATAACTTGTAAAAAATATATTACAAATACACTTAATAAATCTTATAAAATTATAAATAATTTTTATTATAATTTAGATATTGTTCCAATTCATATTGTAAATAAAGATATATTAAGTTATTATACCATAAGCAATTCAACAATAGATATTGAAGATATAATTAAAAAAGAATATGAAAAAATTAAAACAAATGAAATAATTGTTGTATCTTTATCAGGTGGTGTTGATAGTATGGTTGCATTATATATATTAAATAAATATCATAAAAATATAATTGCTTTACATATAAATTATAATAATAATGAATATTCAAATGATGAATTACAATTTGTTAATTATTATTGTAATTATTTAAATATTAAATTAATATTTAGAACAATTGATGAAATATCAAGAGAAGAATGTATTCATAATGGATTACGAGATTTATACGAAGATATAACTAAAAAAATAAGATTTAATATGTATCATTTAGTAAAACCAAAATATGTATTATTGGGACATAATAAAGATGATTGTTTTGAAAATATTATAACAAATATTGGTAATAAAAATAATTATGATAATTTATGTGGAATGTCAATATTATCTACAATAGATAATTTAGAATTATGGAGACCAATGTTAAATATAGAAAAAAGTGAAATTATAGCATATGCAAATAAAATTAATATTCCTTATCTTAAAGATAGCACGCCAAAATGGAGTGTAAGAGGAAAAATAAGAGATTGTGTAAGACCAGCATTTAATAAAATAAATAATACAAATATGATTGAATCTTTTTTTATTTTAAAAGAAAACTTAAAAGAATCAAATATGATAATAACATTAATTGTAAATAATTTAATTAATAAATTATCATTTAATAATAATATATATGAAGGATTATATACAAAAGAAGAAATAAAAATGCTTAAATATATAACTGTTTCTAAAATATTTTTTAGAAAATTAAATATAAAAGTTTCTTATAAAACTTTAAAAGATTTTGCAAATATAAATGATCGTAAGTTTATTTTAAATAAAAATAATAATATTGTGATTAATAATGAAAAAATTATAATTTCATAGAAAAAAATTAAGATATTTATTTGATTCTTTACATTCTTTACATCTTGATTTTACACGATTATGAATACATATTTGTGATCCATTACAATCTTTACATCTTGATTTATTTTTTTTATGAATACATATTTGAGAACCATTACATTCTTTACAATATGGTTTAAATTTTTTATGAATACATATTTGTGTTCCTTCACATTTTTTACATTGTGATTTTTGATGATTATGAATACATATTTGTGTTCCTCCACATTCTTTACATTTTGATTTATCTTTATTATGTTCGCAATTTTTACTTGGCATAAAATATTATATATATATATATCATTTTTTATATACGACTAACCGTAAAATAATTACACTATTTGTTTTATTTATAATCAAAAACATATTAAATATGATCATTAGTGATATTAATATTTTGTTTTTTTTAGTTAATTCGCCTAGAATTTTAATAACTGAAAAAGTATGTATATTGTAGGTTTAAACATTTTATACAATATTACTTATAAATAAAATTACTATTTAAAATAATAAATAAAAATGAAAGCAAACTAAATAAAAATAATAATGAAAATTTTAGCTAAACATACAGATGGTTATTATTATAAAGCTAAAATATTAAGATATTATTCTAAATATAGTTGTTATATAGCTTGGGATGATAATACCACGAAAGATCGTATAAAATCAATAAAAAAAATAATTAAAATACCAAATAAAAGTAAAAAAAATGTAGGTATTGATTATATTTTAATATCTGCATTATTATTAGAAGGAACGTAGATTACAATAATGTATTATTATTTAATGGTAATTAGTAGAATTATTATTGTTATAACTATAATATTACTACAAAAATATATTAGTTTCAAAGGTAATATATTTCCAATAATAACATCAATAGTGGCTGGTATAATATTATTGTTTTATGGTATAATAAGTAAAGAAATATATAATATTGATAACAATAATTACAAAATATTGTTATTAGGTGGTGTATTATTAGCTTTATGGACTTATACAACTTATTATTTAATAAATAATACATCTCATCCTGGATATTTTAAATTATTAGCAATATATGAATTAATTTTATTACTTATTATAAGTTTTATATTTTTTAAAGCTAGAATAGAATTAAAACATTGGATTGGATTTATATTTATAATAATAGGAACTGTAATATTATGTATATATTGATCATTTATAAAGAATTATAAGAAATTATAATCCTTTATATGGGGTATATAAGGAATTATAAGGAATTATAATCCTTTATATGGGGTATAAGGAATTATAATCCTTTATATGGGGTATAAGGAATTATAAGGAATTATAAGGAATTATAAGGAATTATAAGGAATTATAAGGAATTATAAGGAATTATAAGGAATTATAAGGAATTATAATCCTTTATATGGTATATAAGGAATTATAAGGAATTATAAGGAATTATAAGGAATTATAAGGAATTATAAGGAATTATAAGGAATTATAAGGAATTATAAGGAATTATAAGGAATTATAAGGAATTATAAGGAATTATAAGGAATTATAATCCTTTATATGG